CGGCTGCATTGAACGCACGAGGGTGTAGGTTCTCCTTGAGGAAGGTCTTCGCCCGTTCGATACGTGCTTCTTCACCAGTGCCAACAGCACGGATGAGGTTCTTGAGCGTGTCGATGTCCCAGTTGTCTGGGATGTACGTTGACATCCCCTTGATTTCAGTCCACGCAGCGGCCTTGTGATCCTCGTCTCCGGTAAGGTGATGCTCAACGTCCCACGAACGACCGTACTCCGCGTCTGCTTCAATCGGAACCTTCCAACCCATCTTCTCATGCAGGGCACGCAGCTTCATCAGCCGGGTGATGCGAGGCAGGACGAACGGGGCGTACTCGTTCTTGACGATGAAGTCGATTTCGTCGTGAACTGAGCAATGCAGATGGAACACGGACTGCACCAGAGGGTCAGACTCTACCCACTTACGGATACGGTTCAATGCCATACGCATGAAGTCACCAGCGAGACCTTGCAAGGGGACGTTGACCGAGACGCGCTGAATCTTGCCCATGAACTTGTTGTAGTCCATGGCATTGCGTACTCCGCTGTCCGGGTCTTTCCACAGACGGTCAGCCATTGCACGGTAGGTACCCGACTTATCCCCATCGCCTTCTTTCTTGGCCGCTTCTGACTTCTTCATCAGTTCGCGGTACTTCCAGTAGTTCGACATCTCATCATCGGTCGGGACGCGGATGTGCTGCGTCTCCATGGCCGATGAGAAGTTGATGATGCGACCAGTGGCCGTCTTGCAAAGCATCTCGTTCTTGGCGATGCTCTGCTTCCTCTGGCAGAACTCCCAGAACACAGGAACTCCAGCCCAATACTTCGAAACCATGTCCTTGGCTTCTTCCCAAGTGATGTCCGGCTTCTTCTTCTTCATGTTTTCGAAGATGGTGAACTCAGTGCCGCCGTACAGCAGGGCAAAGTTGATAATCTTCGCAAGGTCACGGAGGCTCTTACGCACAGCCTTAGAGGTAGAGGGGTCGGTGAATTCAGGGAAGACCTTGCTTGCAGTAAGCGAGTGGAAGTCGCCCTTGCCGATAAGGAACTCATTGATGAATTCAGGCTCACCCGATACGTTTGCAGCGCAACGCATTTCGATGTTCGAGTAGTCAACCGAGAACATCGTCCAGCCCTTTGGAGCATGGAACAGAACACGAAGGTTGATGACCTCGTTAGCGTCCATCTTGGTATCCGGGATGAGTATGCCATATTTGTCCGCACAGGTCGTGCATGAGGGTACCAAGCAAATGGCGTAGCCCATGTACTTACCGATGTGGTTCTTGATGATACCCGGTGCCTTCTTATTGTCCTTGTTGAAGCAGGACTTATGCAGGTCGGACTCTTCGTACGCGATGATGTCTTCGTCGTTGATTTCTTCAGGGTCAGGGTCGAGGACGTTTCCGTTCACCTTCCACATCAGATAGGACTCAACCTTCTTGATGCCCTGCGGGTTCAGACCGAAGCCACCATCGACTTCAAAGTCTCCACCAGCAGCAGCAAGGCGTCCACCAGCAACGACGTTCTGTTTGAGATAAATACGAGCGGTATGATCGTTGGGGTCATAGCGGAGGTTGCCGGGGTGCAGAGCCATGTAGTCGCGGTACTGCATGAGCAGCTTCAGGAAGTCATCGTCTGGATGTTCCTTGAACAAGTCTTCCAACACTTCAGCATCGCACGACGGGTTACCAGCATCGGTGAACTTGGTGACGGAGTAGCCCTTGATTTTGAAGAAGAGAGTCTGAAGCTGCGGCGACGAGCCGGGGTTGAACTGCTCATCCTCCATCACCGACCCATCAGCTTGCTTGGTCTCTTCGTAGCCCATCTCCAGAGCCATCTTGCGAAGCTGCTGACGCATCTCGCCAATCTTCTTGGAGTGACCCCTCACTGTACGAGCATGACGGTCGGTGTCAACAAACCAACGCTGACGTTCAGTCCAAGTGATGGACTCCACCAGTTCATGGTCGATGGTGTGCGAGGTCTTGCGGCTGCGTGCAAGCTCATACATCTTCTTCCATAGCAGCCACGTGCAGATAGCGTCACCAGCGGCGTACCAGAGAGCGATGTCAGTGGGTATCCATGGAAATGGTACATACTGATTCTTGAGAGAGTGCTTCTTACCAGCCGCACTTAGTACTTTCTTCTCTTCAGGCGTGCAGTGGCAGAACGGGCTCTCGGTGACCGGGCAGTATTCGCACTTCACCTTGGCAATCTGGTCAAGCTCAATCTGTGATAGGCCAAGGACGTTCTTCGACAGGGCCTTTAAACCACCTGACGAGCCCGTGTACTTACCCTTGTCGCCAAGGTCAGCCTTCGGGTCGTTGATGTAGGCGAGAACCTGTACGTCTTCGAAGTGAGGGTACGGGCGGAAATTGATGCCCATGGTGAGCCGCATGACTTCGCGGTCGTACTTCGCGTTGTAGAAGACAAGGTGGCAACGGTCGAAGAGGTATTGTATAATCTCAGCGCACTTCGCACGGTCGAGGTTGATCGCCGGGATGAGGAGGTCTTGGTCTTCCTTCTCATGGGTGAGGGGGATATAGATGCCATCCATACCATCGGAGGATAGGCAAATACCTGCAATCTCAACCTTGACTTCGTATGTGAGTTCCCACGACCCGTCGTCACGCAGCACGCGGTCAACTAGGATGCGAGTATCAAGTCCTGTGTTCTCAGTGTCGAGGGCGACAACAGGAGTGAGCACACCGTTGAGTTCAACGTGGCGGGACGTGTCGTTGAGAACGGTATCAACCCAAGCCTGTAGGTCTTCAGGGGTGTTGATGAGGCGGAACGCCTTCTGAATCATCCATGGCTGCTTGAGTGAGGGCAGGTCGATGCCCTTGAGCATCTTGCGGAACACGTAGCGTATGTCTTTTGGTTCTTTTACCTTCTTTGGTTTCTTGGTACTCTTCTGTGTTAGTTCACTTGTACTAACATCTTGTGTCTGAATCTTCATAGTAAGTAATTACTGCCTTCGTGATTGTTTGACAGCGAAAATGCTTGCTATTTCCGCTTTGCCTAACACCCGAGCTAGTGTGGTAGCAGCCTTCACTTCAAACTCGGCAGCGTCTTCCGGCTCACCTTCCTTCTTAGCCATGTCCGACATCTTCAAATTGCCCACGGCTTTGAAGTAGTAGTGAATGTAATCCTCTGCCAGTTCAACATCCTTGAACTCTCGCACTTGCTTGATGGCACGGAGTATGAAGGGCTCCTGCAAATCCTCGAAGCGAAGCTGTACTTCTTCAGCCTCGTCCTCTTCATCAGGCTCATCAGGCATCGCTGGCAAGTCCCACTTCTTTTCAAGCCAGCGGAGGGCTTGAGGGCGGCTGATGTCGAGGTACTTCGCCGCGAAGCGTACTTGGTCGTAGTATTGTTCTTTCGGAGGACAGCCGAAGCACCAGCCATCATTAGAGCCGCGATATATCCAGAACGATGGGGTGGAGTCAGAGCCATGAAAGGGGCAGCGGATGGCGGAGCCGCTATGACCGGAGAGGTCAGACACTACATCTTCGAATCGTATCTCAGTTCGAACACGTTCCCACCGCTTGGGGTTTATCTCACGAGACACGCCGGTCTGGTATAGCTTGTGAAGGCTATCCTTCTCGAACTTTAGTCTGATGAAGTCTGGTTCAGGTGGGGTTACTTCGTCTGCCATGGTAGTTAATACTGGTCTTTGCACTGGTTTGATTTTCGGACTACGCAGTCCATGGTATGGATACACATATCAACTGCCCTCAGTGCGGGAAATCTTGTCACAAGTTTGGCCTGAGGAATCACATTCGATACAGCCACGAGGGAGCCCCTATCAACCACTGTGGGGCCGCGTGGAACCGTGGCCTGACAAAGGACACAGATGACCGAGTGAGAAAGAACTCAGTCGCCGTCGCGATTTCTGTCCGCAGATTTATTGATACCCTGAGCCCGGATGAAAGGAAGGCGAAGTATGGTGGCCCTAAACGATGGAACCCTAACACCGGAGGGATAAGGGCTGGGTCTGGTCGGGGCAAGAAGGGCTGGTACAAAGGCTACTGGTGCGATTCTTCATGGGAGCTTGCGTGGGTCATCTACAACCTCGACCACGGAGTGGGGTTCAGTCGGAACACACTAGGGTTGACTTACTCGTTCGAAGGCAGGACACACAAGTTCTACCCTGACTTTATTCTCCCTACAGGAGCCTACATCGAAGTGAAGGGGTGGATGGACAACCGCAATCGAGCCAAAATAGCGCAGTTTGGTGGGGTTCTGTCTGTACTGGGAAAGAAAGAGATGGAGCCGACCCTGACTTATGTGACAGCTAAGTATGGAAAAGACTTTATTAGGCTAATGGGGGCACGACCGACAAATCAGTGCAGTTGTGGAGTCACCATCACGTCCGGGTATAAACGGTGCCAGTCCTGTGCAGCCAAACTCAACCATAAAGACAAGATTGAATGGCCGAGCTTAGCCCTGCTCCAAGCACA